ATTCAGTCATAGTGTTCTGAGGCAACACCATTCGTGCTTGTTCAGGGCACACACCGTTACCCAACATCCACAGATATGTTTCTAAGGAGGTGCTAACCTGTTCTTCCGGAAACAGAAAATCATTAAAAGGGTTGGCTCTTTTAAGATCAACTGGCTCTTCGCTGCTCCCCTGCTTCACATTTTCTGCCTTTTTACGCCAATACTCAGGGAAGTAAAACTCAGGCTCACTGTCCACATACCGACGAGACACTTCGTTCCATGGAAGGAATTTGTGCTTAACCAACTGTCGTGCTACGAAGATTGGGGCTTTAACACGGAAGGAAAGGAAGGAGTGGTTGAATGGAGAGTGGTGCTTGTGCTTGGCGAGGTAGTTGATTAGCTGCTTATCACCTCCTTTCAATCGACGAGCAAGGAAGTCATAGTCGTCACTTTCGGTGATGTCTTCCCATCCATTGTTGAGAAGATAGAGAAAGCCTGGGTATTCATCGGCCCAATTGTACTCCCATTCACTTTCCTTGTCAAAACTCACTCGTGCTGCATTGGCAACATCTAAGTCATCACCAACATGGTGAACCAAATTCACTTCAATATCAGAAATCTTCATATTGCTCCTTGAAAGCCTTAATCAATTCGGGGTGCATGTGCTCATAGTCATCTGGGATGTCTAGCACCACAATCTTCTTTTGAAGACCAATTGTTTCCAGTTCGTACGTCTTATCTACTTCGTCACGATTGTGTTGATTTACAAATACAATTTCATCTGCCCAAGCAATCAACGCATCACTAACAGGAACTAGAGCGTAGTACGCGCTACCTGCTGCTCTTGTATTGTACTTACCTGCGTAAATACGTGCTGCTGTAGCACTCCTAAGCAAGCCAGCCGAGCAAACGAATAGAACACGCTTATCTTTTCCTTGGTAGGGGTTGTTATACGGACAACTCGTTTCAAACATCGCCTGTGTCAGTGTCTTACGATTTGTCATTCATACCTTCCAATTTAATCAACAGATCGACATAGTGTTTCACCTTCTCCAAATCTTGCAAACCCCCTTTAGACCTCCAACGACTAATGTACTTGACTACGTTAGCCTCACAATATCCTAGGTTGTTTGCATGGATGTACTCGATAGGTTGGATTTTCAAATCCTTGTAGTGACCTCCACCAACTTGTACATCGAGTGGATTAGCCTGCATATTCAAACCCTCGTGACTTCATTTCACTAACAAACTTGTCATACACAGTCTTGCGTTCTTCCTTTGGAATACGATCGAAGTAACCAATAATCAATCCAGCACCATTAGGGCTGATCTTCCTATTCTTACTATTCGATTCGGCCATGTTGGCCAGTACAACTGCTTGATTACGACTACGAAGTTCTTGATCTTCAATATCAGAGAAGAGAGAGAAGCCCTTGTATTCAATATATTTATCGGTCATTTACGTTCCTTGTTTTCATTGTTCGTAATGGATTTGTGGCAAGGCTTGCAAGCCACCTCTAGACCGTCCTTCTCACAGAACAATCTTGCTATTACACCATCCCAGGAATCAAACCCAGAGAGAGGAACCACAGGTGTAATGTGGTTAACTTCGACTTCCTTCTGAGGAAAGTCATTGCTACACTTGCAGCATTTGTAATGCTTTGCCAAGCGCCCTGTTTTAGCATTGATCTTCTGACCTACACATGCTTCATTTAGTGTCTCATACTTTGGAGGCCATCGTTGTGATGCACCTCTAAGAGCACTCTTAATAAAGCTATTGAACCGGCTCTCAGTCCATTGATTATTGTTTCGAGTCTTTTCTGATTTAGCTATTTGGAAACTCCCATAGGACGGGTGTACCATCCTCGTTAAGCTCTCTGGTCATCCAGAGCAAACGGCCTGACTCAAGAAAGAAACGATCTCCGTCATCTCCATATTTAGCTTGGTATTGCGCTCGAACCTGTCCGAACAGTTCAAGTTCTGTCTGTGCTTCTCCAAGTATTTCCTGAACTTTAACAGGCCCAATACCGTCAACACCCTTAATGCTGTCCACTCTGTCACCTGTGAGACATTGCGAGTAGAAAAAGCGTAGACCCGTACCTTTGATAGATTTTCTGTCAGGTGACAATTTGAGCCATCCAAGATCATCAACAAGCTCGGGGCCAAACTGCGCTTGATTTCCCAGCTCCCAACCATAATGCCATCCAGGCACAGCTCGAAGGTCTTTGTCTCTGGTACAGATGATTGTTTCTGTTGGTCGTTGGGTTTGCTCGATGGCCATAAGGTCATCTGCTTCCAATCCTTCTGTGAGTCGCACATCATAGTTACCTTTCATGTAGGCTGTGATGTTATAGAAATGCCAGGGCTTGGCGCTCGGTCGATCCTTATAAGGTTGACGTGTGGCAATCTGATTACGGAAGTTATGCTTACCAGTCAGATACAGGATGGGAGGGGCCGTAGCCCCAACAACTCCACAGATGTTATCAATACGCATATGGAGCAACTCTGCTACATAGTCGAACGGAGGAACACCTTCTTGTTGCCACCCTGCTTCTCCTGCAAATCCAACTTCATAACGAAGCACGTCTGCATCAATAAGTGGGATCATTGCTGTTTAGTTGCTCCGCATTTAGAACATACATAACGATTTGTTCCATATCCAGAACTTCCGTCATAGGTCCAATTATGTGTACACATTAGTATGGGTTGTCCTGGTTATCAGATGCGTCCTCCCAAGGCGCTTCTTCTGCTTTGTCAGCTTGCTTAGCAGGTTCTTCCACCTTTCCACCAACCATCTTCTGCAATGGAGACCCTGCGAAGTTCAAGTTGCTCTTGATCTTCTCTCGAATCCATTCTGGGAACGCTTCAAACACTGCCTTATCAGGGCTGTCTAGATCGAACACCTTAGGAGTGTTCTTCAGCTCTGGACACTTCTCAGCATCACGTGGACGCATAGGGGAGATAGAAGCCACGTTATCGTAAACCTTGTCACCAACTTTGTTGTTAACAATGGTAATGTTAACTGGAAGTGTGATAGCTTGCGCGAAGTTACCGCCCCAGTCTTGATTAGGATCAAACGCCAAGTAGCGCTGTGTGCTCTTAGCCTTGTCTGCGTACAGACCATAGAAGGGGAGTGTTTCGCTAACCCAACGTGGCTTGTCCTCAATCTCCTTACCTTCTTCGTCAATCAGGAAGGTGTCCACAAGCTCGTAGGTGAGGCCGATTTCAGGAGCAGGTGGTTTATCTGCCCCCTTGTACGGACGTTGTGGTTGCAAACCAAAGTCGATGATCTGAACCAGCCGACCAGGATAAACACCCGCTGGGATGTTAGGTTGTTCAACAAACTTACGCTCTTTATTACCCTTAGGTGCTACCAATGCCATGTGTTATTCTCCTTGTTCGTTCAACTTAAAAGATACCTTAGAGATCAAGTCCAGAGGAATAATCTCATTCTCACCAGTTGCCAGTGAAACACTAATTGCACCACCACCAACTTGATAACCAACTGTCTGATCAAAGATCAGTGTGTCAGAATGACGGTCTCGAAAGACAACCGTTGTAGTACCAATAGCTCCAAATTCTGCGTTCATAACTCTCCTATTTTAGAAATGAGTAGTCGTAACCGTCTTCTTAACGAAACGACCGTAATTATCACGATAGACGGTGATGCGTTCAACACCACCAATAGGTAGTGTTTGATTCTTATGGAACATCTTATCACCATATTCATTACGGAATGAACCACGTTGACCTTGGGCGACAACCCGGCCCTTCTGCTTCCAACCATTGAATGTGCTATACATAATTACTCCTTCAGTTTAAAAATCTCAATTCAGAGATTAAATCATATCTCACATTATTGTCGTAATCTTTTAAGATTTTAACAAACTTCTTAATTTCCAATGCAGCATCTACCCCGTCTAAAGTATTAGACCAAGACACTGAGTATTTAAATGAGTTACCAGTAACAGACTCCCTCAGTATATCGATACTCCCCTCTACACCCATGCTGTCTCTTAGTACAGTATAAAGGCTGCATCTAGAAAATCTACTAATTACAACTGATCCTTCAACACTATACCAAACAGACATTATGATCCTTTAGTGGATGTCCCACCAGTTTTTACCAATCTTCCCATCACCAACATGTGGGCATGAAATCTTGTAATAGGCGGCTGCATCAACGATACACTGTTCTGAAATAGCTTTGACATCTTCTGCAATGTCCTCGTCACATTCAATAGTATATTCGTCATGATACCAACACACAATCCCGAATTGCTCACCGTACTTGTACTTAGCGGATAGACGTTCCCACAACAAGTTGTAGGCTTTGGTCATCATAATTGCTTCATCCGATTGAAGGACATACACCAAGATGGCGTGTTCTGAAGCAATATAGATTGGGCGGCCATCAAGTCCAGTAACCCATCCATCATAGTATTCCATACGATTCCATTTAGGATTGAATCGTTTCTTAGCGTTACGTCTCCATTCGCTACTAAGCTCCTCCATCAATCTGCCAAGGGCAGGTAGTCCGTTAAGAAACTGTTCTTTAAGTCTCTTACCATCTTGAGCTGTGCCTCTAACAATTCTTCCAATCTTGCCATCTCCTGCACCGAACAGAAACCCATAGAAGAAAGTCTTAGCATCGTCTCTAGACCCAAGTCCTGCTGCTCGCATGTTGACACTGTGAATGTCTGTTCCATCTTCTTTCCTTCCGTTAAGGACGTTATCTGTATAAACTGGATCATTCATCCGTCCACACAACATACGAATCTGACAACTATCTGAGTCCGTACCAACAAGCACTTTCCCTGCTCGTGCTACGAACGTCTGTCTCATCTGCTTGCCGTAGAAAGACTTAGCACCAGGGATGTTAACGATTCCGCGATGAGTAGCACGTCCGGTTTCAGCCAGATTAGCAACGCAACTAGCAATAGTGCCGTCATCCCTGACAATTTCCAGAAGACCTTCGATGATCCCTTTTCTTTGGCGGCATTGTACGCGCCTTGCAACAAGTCTACCAAGAGCGCCAGTAATACCCTCGAACGGGTCGTCTTTGTTGAGCTTTGGGCTGGTTCGTTCTCCATCATCATTTGTATTCCACTCCTTTGGTTCCCACCCTAAATCGAGAAGGAATTGTTTAGTTTCCTCACCAGAGTTTAGATTGGTCTTGCGAAAAGTAATGCGGCTGAAGATCCCACCAACAATGTCACAATCCCTAGAAACGCCAATGTTAGAATACCAATTGCACACAGTTTCAGAATACTTGCCGGATTTGAGGAACGGTTTCTTGATGTAGCCATATTCTCCTTTAGTTTTTGTCTCCTCTACTTCTAACACGGTAGGAAGGTATTTGTAGATAGATCGGTCAATGCGCTCGATCCAACGTTCAAGCTGATGGATACATCTGTACATGTGATCCTTATCAGCAAGCCATCCATAAGCCTCTTGTTTCTGTAGGTTTTTGAACAGCTCGAATGTTAGAAGGAAAGCATTTCGCCATCCCTTGTCTTTCGCTTCAACAAGCAGTACATCATATACGAGTTCAAGAATCTCAACGTCCTCAGTACAACGGTGCAACATCTCAGGAGAATAGTTCTCCCAATCGTTATGCTCAGGTTTTCCACGACCAACACGATAACCCCATGCTTCGATTGAGTGAGGGCCAATCTTACGACCCTTTAATGCCTCTGCAGGGATGTTGAATGGGAGTTGACGTTTAGGTTTCAACAGTCGAGACATGATTAGTGTATCAACTACCTTACCTTTGAACTTGTACCCGTAGAGTTTTTCAAGGAGAGGAAGGTCATAACCTAGACCGTTGTGCATGATTAGTACATCAACAGTATCAAGATATTTGAGCATACCCTCTATGTCGGTGGGTCCAAATTTCTTAACCTCTTTAGAACCCTTATCCTTGAATACCCCACAATGCGTTTTAGTGGCTTGTCTAAGCAGGCCGTTAGCCTCTAAGTCACCAAAGATAACTTTCATACTACTTGGTCGAATTTCTTAACAGAAGTGACAGGCGCGTCATCTATAAGAGTGAACCCATAGTGTCTTAGCCTTTCTCGTATCTCTTCAAACACCTTATCCCTAGATTCCTCTTCATCAAATGACAGGATGTTTGAAACATTAGAGTAATCTTCGCAAACAATATAGTATTTCATCCGTACAAACTCTTTAGTTCTGCCTTGAATCGGCTGATCACTTTATGCACGTTTGCATAGGTGTGGTCAGATACGTTTGAGATATCTGTAGGACTGTATCCTTGTTTGAGGTGAAGCAGGAGTATTTCTTGCTGCACAACACTCTTGGTACTGATGATGTCGTAGACTTCCCTACGAGTCTGCCTGTTGACGAGGCCACACTCTTCCAGCCCCAAAGGCTCATCTTCATCTTCAATGTATGAAAGTCCAATTTCATCCCTCTTGTAATCGTTGTAAGCGTTGTTGAGGATCATCGAGAACCACCGATCAAACTCTTCGACCTTTAGTTCGTTGTAATACTTCAACGCTCTGCAATATGCTTCCTGAACAATGTCTTCTGCTTGATGGATACCACCAGCACGAAAGGTCATACGCTTCAGAATGCGTCCGTAGTTTTCTTTATAGTGATTCTCGATTTGTTTGTGCATTTACACCTCGTTGAATAAACCTGTACGGTTATCCCAATATAGTTTGAATCGACCTACTTCCCCGAACTCTCGATCTTCAAGTAGGACTAGAGTTCGCATGTTCCTTTCTTCAGGCGTGAGATTAGGGTCTCTGTTGCCTTCGAGTCCCAGCATAAGATTGCAACCACGGGCCATAGCACGGGAACCAGCAAACTGACTAGAAAGAACTTCCCCACCACGCTCATGAGGTGGACCAGCATCAGGGTTACGGAGGTGACAGAAAATAAAGATAAGTATATCCAGATCAAG